TGTGGAAATGGTATCATCATAAAATTTTGTAGAATGTATAATGGCTACATTGGTAAATGCACAACATGTGATGTTAATTGGAGAGAGTCATGACAATTGTAATTAAAAGAAATTTTGAGTGAAGAAACTTTCGACTGTCCTGAATGTCACCAGGTAATGCACAAGGCATACATCAGAACAAAACAATCAAACAAAAAATATTCTTGGAATCTTATGGGTGATACAAGATATTGCCCACAATGCAAGATAGAAAAGCCAGATGAAAACACAAGACAGTTGGTCTAATGTTACACAAATCTGTATACACTTTTCATTGATTTTCCATCATCCTTAAAAGAGAAAAGAAAAGATTTCATCTTAACGGATTATGTCTAAACAACAACTAGTAGGAATTGAGGACAAGGAAATCTTACATGATTATATCTTGGAAGCTAAACCGCTATTACAACAAAGAGAAGAACAAAAAGAAACACTGTCTGATATTTTTAGACGTGCAGCTGCAGAATTAGAAAATTTCTATGATGACAAAACAATTATCTGCGCAAGACTGTCCAGAATCTGGAAAGATGAAGCACGATTAATTAGAAAGGCACTTGATGACAAATACAAGAGAGGTTACGGACCTAAACTAGATGGAGACATTCCACTAGATGAGATTGAAGAATTATTTACAACAGTACAAGAAGCACTTGATGGACTATCAAAGGTAAACAACAGAATTCTACAAAAGATAAGAACAAATCCAAAAATCCAAAACAAGATTCTTGCAGGAATTGATCTTACTGATGAGGAAAAGCAAAACTATGCTGCAACCATGGAATATAGAAAAACAATTCTTACTGCATTCGGAACCATGGCCGAATTGAAAAAATACATTGAATCAATCAGAGACATGACAATAGAGGTGGAACTAATCCAGGACCAGCTGGATAATCGCCTGAAACTTGATGATTACAAGCGAGTGATAGTAAAATTATACGATTTAATCTACCGATATAGGGCAATTGGCAAAATATGGCACAAGTCAGCCAAATGGATAAAGCAAGTAGTAGAGGATCCGGAACTAGAGAAAATCATTGACCAGGCAGACAAATGCCTTCAATGCAATTTTGAGTGGGCTGCAATGTTCAACAAACAGGCAAAAAGAATTGAAAAGGGACTAGAACCAATACTTCCAAAAAACTTCACCGTAGACTGGCAATCTTGATCTCACAAATCAGACAATTATCATTTACCAATCCCATTGATTATATTCTACTATTGCACATTTGTCATAATTGATTGGTCCGATAGACTGAGAAGTTGACTGGGGAGACAATTTAACAACTACCGTGACCGATCAATTCGATCGTATAATTGTATATATACATTTCATGATCGCAACATAAAATTCTCTAATTATCAGTTCATTTCTATTGTTTTTGTGGAATTTTTTTCATGTCACACTGGCAAAAAGTAAAAACTCACAATAAAGTAGGAGATAAAAAGAAAGAGATTGAAGAACACTTTGGAATCAAACAATCTATGACTTCAAAAGTTAGAGAATCAAAAGTTGCCTTGAAGTCAAAAAAGAAATCTAAATGAAATGTTATTTCTGTGACAGTATGGAAACTCTCTACTGTAAATTGTGTAAGAAATGGTTTTGTGATGAGTGTAGAAAGAATTATCCTGTAAGAATGAAAGCGATGATGGAGGGTTTATTATCAAAGAAGTAGTTAATTTGATGAGTGAAAACTGGAGGCAAAGACTTAGTCGAAGGAGAATGGAAATAGGAATAGACGGACCAGAGTATGATTACATTCAAAGATACATTGAGGATTATTGCTCTGAGGCAGACCGTCTATGTAAAAAAATTGATATGAAAAAAACTGTAGATAAGGTAATAGATTCTATGAAAGATGAAAAGTTTGATAAATTTACTAAAGGTGTTATTGATTCAATACACAAAAAGCGAGGTTATGATCCTCATGATGATACCAAAAAAGAAACTGCATCTTTAATTTCATAAAATAACACTTCTCTTCTCACTAGTTTCAAGCTCATTTAGTGAGAATGATATCAACAATAGATGATACACAACAAAGAAGACTCAAACTATTAGACATAGTAAATCAATTCAGAGAGAAAGGCAAACTAATCAACCGTTACACATTACAACCTGAACTAGAAAAGAAGGGATTCAACGTGTCCTTTGCAACTATTTACAGAGACATGACAAGTATCAACCAAAAGAATACATGGGTTAGAGACTTGGCACAGTCAAATTACTCTGCATACCAGGAATCAATCTCGCAGAATCTTGAATGGATAGAACAGCAGGCACAGCAAAAATTTGAAGAAACCAATAATCATGTATGGCTTAACATCATTCACAGTGTACAGCAGACAAAGATGAAGCACACAAACGGCGAGAACATCACCATTTCTGCTGCAATGCTTGGAAAGAAATTCAATGAAATCAAGAAAGAAGATGAGCAGGAATGTGTTGTAGATGTGATTAAACTAGCCTCAAAAAAGACCTAGTTTCCATAATTCTAACAGTAATTGGTACAAGAATATTTTCAGTATGGGGATTATGGTGAGGATATGTAGATATGAAGAATTAAATAGTAATTTGCCGAATTATACACATGTCTGTTGTGAAAACTCTTCCAAAAGGAGTAAAGAATTCTAAGATGGTAGAGGAAGTAAAGGATATGATAGATGCAGATCCTGAACTTTTCGAATTACTGTCCTACAAATAATCAAATTTCATATCTTCTACTTTCTGTGTCAAATATTCTTCAACTTCAGAATATATTGTTGGGTCATCTTCAAATTTTACTTCAGCAGTTCGTTGAAGTATATCTGCAAGTTTTTCTTTTTCTTCACGGTTGTAAAATCTTACAGTAAATCCATTTCTTCCAAGAAAATTCTTCATAATGTAAAATGATGTTCTTCTATTACCGTCTTGAAATGGTTGATTGTAAGCAATTCCTGCAACGATGTATGTTGTTTTTTTGATGATCCTTTCTCTTCTATTTTTTATATCATTAAATGAATTTGCTTTATCAAATATGGCATAAAGAGTTTCTCGGATAACTCCAATTGGATCATTATCATAAGAGCAAATTAGTTTGTTAACCTCGATTATCTCTTCAATGTCACTTTGTTCAAACTTCTCAAACATAATTTAACAATTTATGTTGCTATCTGAGTATTTAAAATCCAAATTTAGTTCTCTTTTCCATTCACAAGTTCTTACAATCATTGAAACGATACGTTTACGGAGAAGACAAACACTTCTCATTACATCACTTCAAAAACAAATACTAAATGCAAATTTTAGACGATGATGGTTCAGTAATACAATTTGACAAGAACACAGTAAACAAAGTAACATCTCAATTATTCTCAAAAGAAGAACTAGAAGAGAGACTGCCAATACATTTCAAGGAATGGATGCTACAAGCAAGACCGTTCATAGAGGGCCGTTCTAACATACTACACTATGAGCCATTCATGCAAAGACTGTATGAGGACGAACATCCATTTATCCAGATATTATTTGCAAGGCAGACAGGAAAATCCACATATCTTGCCTCAAGAATGGCCTTTCTAACTACTACACGCCCAGGATTTCATGCAAACTATGTTACATACGAGGATGAATCACTATCCACATTTTCTAACATTAAATTCAGACAAGCATTGTGGAATACTGCCCCCTTGCGAAAATATGTCCAAGGCGGAACACTGGGAGAGGTAGGCAGGATACTCCTCAAGAACGGCTCTGTAAACACACTGGTAACGCATGCCCATTCCTTCAAACATCTTGAGGGAAAATCAATTAACGAGAATCTCTTTGATGAATCGCAATATCTTGATTGGGATTCTTATGCAAAGGCAAAAGAAACACAATCATTCACACAAGGAAAGGAAAGAGTAGTTGGCATTGGCGGTTATGTAAATACACCATATCACAAGATGTGGCATTCAACTGATCAGAGAGAATGGAAATACAACAATTCACTATGGCGTGACAAACTAGAATTTAACAAAGATGGTTTGGTTTGGGATGATTATCTACTAGATGTACTGGAAGGACATTGGGAAGCTACAGTTCCAGAGAATTACATCAGACATGGATATCACATGACACAGTTAATGTTTCCACACATTCCGCTTACAAAAAATGATGCAGTAGAGAAATACAAAGTATCACCAGAGTTTAGTATAGAATACAAGCGAGAAAACTATCCTAGTGTAGAGTTTGCACAGCATGTCGAAGCTAAGTTCGTTGAAGGTAACATTAAACCAATAACTGACTCTATGATGTTCAAGCTGTATGACAGGACTCGTTCCATGATATCCCCAGAACAAGTTGATTATTCATTGGGAGATGTATTCATTGGTGTGGACTGGGGAGGCGGTTCTAAAACAATTCCTTGGGTGATGCAGATGCAAGGTGATGTAATGATATTACTAAAATCAGAAATGATTGAAACTGGAGATGTTGATAAACAATATGAAATTGTTGCAAGTTACATCGACAACTATAAACCAAAACAAGTCGTAGTAGATGCAGGTGGCGGTACCTATCAGGTACAGAAATTAGAGTCTCGGTTTGCGAATCTCCTAAGACGCAATAGCTATCATGTCAGGCCCGAGACACCGCTGCCTACAAATCATGAATCTAAAAAATTAAGAAAAGAGAACCGATACACCATAGACAGAACATTCTCGATTGACAGAATCATAAACAGAATAACTAACGGCAAGATGGTAATTCCAGCAGCAGATCCTGCCAAAGTAGACTGGATTGTAGAGCAGTTCTGCAATATTGAGGCTGAAATTACTAAACTCAAATCAACTGGCCAGACATATCGTAGGTATTTTCATCAAACGGGAAGACCTGATGATGCATTACACTCTTGTAATTATGCAGAGATTGCAAATGATATCTCAAAGGGTGGAGAGATGTGGTGGTTTAGTGCATAGTTAAAATTTGTTGGAAAAGTCTTAATTTTATGAGAATTAAATACGATGAATCTGTGAAACAATTAACCGATTGCCAAAATCGATTATCAGATCATAAATCAGAGCATAAATATTTCTATGATATTGAACATTTTTTTGGCAATTCTTATGACATTGAAGGTTATCTAGAAAATACTCGATACGAAATAATTGACGAAATTGCACAGGAAGTTACTGAAATTTGTAATTCCGTATTTCCTGGACCTAATGAAAATAACTACCCATTTAACAAATCTTGGATCGGACCTGCAAAATTTCCAAATACTGATCAAAAACAATTCAAATGGATATCCCACAAAATGTATCTCCTTACTCTTTTCATTGAACGAAAATTAAAAAAGATTAAACTGTATTCTGATGTTGATGATATGCCTAAAGAAAATTTGGCTAGGGATTTCAAACCTCAAACGAACATAACACATGTTGAACAATATGTAGCAGGGAATTCAATTAACATCACTAACATTACCACTACACTGCAAAATCTAAAAAAGAAATACAAAATGAACCAAATTTAACCCCTGGTCAAAAACAACTAATGACACAAGAATTGCAAGAGTCGTCAGGAAAACTGTCAAAAATCAAAAACGTTCTAGTAGAGGACGGAGTTGATATTGGAACAAAAATCATTGGAAAAACTCTACGATCTTTCTTTGCACTAGATTAATACTGACAATTCTTCTCTTCTAACAAAATAACTTCCATTCATTGAATGTCATCAGAGTTCGGTTATGCAAATGATCCCTTACGTTTAGCAATCATATCTTACATTACTTCCAATCCCTCCTCTACACTAGAACAAATCTTTCGAGGAATTCCAGCTTCTCACACAAAGGTAAGGCACTGGTTACGAGAACTGGAACGAAGCGGAGTCATCACTGGTTCTTCGCCTATTCAGGGTGCAGTCCCATTACAATCAATAACATGGAGTATCGCAGGTGGTGCACCTGATGCTTGGATTCAACAGGATGATTCAAACTGGATTCAGCAAGACAGTTCTCTTTGGGTACTCAACTAGAGATGATATAATTTGGTAAATCTAAAATTCCAGGATGCAACTACACGTGTAC